GTTGCCGTCTTCGGTATTTTTGAGAGAGTATTGGTGGCACATTAGGGAAGCCATCCAGTTCCTTCCTTTCCCAACTGCTTCCGTTCCGTTCCTTTGACATTCCGAGGAAAGGATGCGGCAATCCAGAAACGAATCGGCTCTCATCGAGGAATGCGCCCGCGCCCACTCCGTCTCCGTCCGAGCCGTCAGGAACTGGAGGGTCAATGATGATCCACGCTGGAGGGATTTCCTTCGCTCACGGGCTCAGGATGCGCAGTTTGCTTTTGCCCGCCCGGAGGCATCGGCCAAGCCGATGACTCCAGAAGAGGCCGAGGTGGCGGCTGCCGTCCGGGTTTCAAGGCTGTCTTCCCTTTGCGATCAGGCCGAGGCCAACGGAAACATCAACTCCCTAGGGACTCTCATCAAAAACACGACCGACGCTCACAAGCTCTGGATCATTGCAGCCGAGAACAGTCTCAAGCTGGCAACCGCTTCCGGTCAACTGGTGGAGGTTGCCAAGGTTTCCGAATTCATCCTGGGTAACATGGCTATGGCAAAGCAGCTTCTTGAAAACCTCCCAGATGTCCTAGCATCCCGGATCGACGCGCCGGTGGATGTGGCGGGCGTCACAAGAGAGGAGGTCAACGTCATCCTGCGGGAGCTGGCTATCTCCGCAAGATCCACTCCGTGGATGCAACCGACTACCAATGTCACCGGCCCTTCAGCAGATTGAGACTGATCTCTCCTCGATGTGGGAGCCACGGATCCGTCCCGATCCCTTGGAATGGGCCGAGCGTGAGGTGACTATCGACCCCCGCTTCTCTCCTAAGCCTGGACGCTTCTCCTGCGATTTCACTCCATACCTTCGTCAGCTTCACCGATGGTTTGGAGAATCAGGAGTGAGGCAGATCACCTTTGTGAAAAGCGCCCAGGTCGGAGGGACCACCCTGCTGGCCAACCTCATCCAGTGGGTGGTTGCCGAGCAGCCTGGGCCGGTACTCTATGTCACCTCCACCGCCGAGAACGCCAAGTCATGGAGCGAGCGTGAGCTACTTCCAAGGATAAGATCGTGCGCAGCGCTGCGCCACCTCATCCCGGAAGATCCCGACCTGATGAAGAAGACCGAGTATTCGCTCAAGTCCTGCACGGTCAAGCTGGTGGGTTCCATGTCTGAGGCAAATCTGGCCTCACGTCCTATCCGCTACCTGTTTGCCGATGAGGTCTCCAAGTGGCCAGACTCCTCCGACACCGAGGCTCCGGCCCTCGAGCTGGCGATGGCCAGAACGAATTTCTACAGGTCCATATGCAAGAGAGTCCTGGTATCCACTCCTACCGTCCCTACTTCCGCCATTTGGACCAACTTCCTTGCCGGTTCCCAGCACCGCTTCCATGTCGCGTGTCCTGAATGCGGCCACCGCCAGCACCTGCGCTTCGAGCAGGTCCAGTGGTCTTTAGAGCTTCGTGGTCCAGACGGGGCGTGGGATCTGGATGGTGTGGCGGATTCGGCGTGTTACCAGTGCGAGGAGTGTGGGGAAATGTGGCCCCAGACAATCCAGCGTGAACTCGTGGCAAGGGGTGAGTGGATCGCAGGGAATCCATCAGCTCCAAGGGATCATATTTCCTGCCATATCAACTGCCTCTACTCCCCCCAGATGACATGGGGCGAGACCGCCAAACTCTTCCTCCAGAAGAAAGAAACACCTGGAGGACTCCATGATTTCAGGAACACCTACGAAGGGATGCCCTTCGAGGCGCGGGCGACCACAATCAAGGACGAGAGCCTCCTTGACCTGCGCGGCGGCTACCGCCAGAGAGAGATTCCTGCTGCTGCCGTCATCGACGGGCAGGCCCCGGTTCTCACCCTCTGCGCCGATCCGGGAGGGAAGCGGACCCACTGGAGTGTCGAGGCTAGGGTCATGTCCGGCGAAAGCTGGGTTATCGACTGGGGTGAGGTTGCTGAAGTGGATGACCTCATCAGTGAGGACTTCCTGAATGCCCGCACCTACCTCCTGCCTGACGGCGAGACGCAAGCGAAACCCATGGCCGGACTTATTGATTCTGGATTCTTCACCGAGCGGGTCTACTCCGTCTGCGCCAGATCGGATGGACTCTACTACCCGAGCAAGGGTGGAGCCGCCACCTTCAAGCATTTCTCGGCCAGTCCGCTGCCTGGCGTCGGGACCATCCTCTATAGCTACTCCGACTTCGTCTGGAAAATGCATCTGTATATCGAGAGGATCCAGAAGAAGCTCCCACCGCTGATTCACTTCCCGGCGGACGCCTCGAGGGACTTCATCGCGGGCCACAGCGGCCAGATCCTCATCGAGAACAAGAACAACAGGTCCACCCCATACCAGTTTAAGAACTTGGAAAACGACCACTACGGCGATTGCACCAAACTGCACTGCGTAGCCTGGGCGATCCTGAGAGAGAAGTTTTGAGCGATCCCTCCGACCCTTTGACAGGCCAGACCATGAGTAATGGCCTCCCTACCGAACATCTCAGGCATCAAGCAGTGGCTCCGCTTTAAGAGCAAGGAGGAGCTTGCGGCCATCTCAGACAGCATCGCCGCCTCGGCCTGTGAGGAAGTTACCATCACGGGAACTTCCGCCGAAGGAGGTTCAGCGAACGGAGAGGTTGCCTTTCCTCGGCTTGATTACCTTGCCGTCGTGATGGATGTCCGACGGGAGAAAGGTGACGTTCCGCTGAATGAGGACGGCACGATTGTCTCCCGCCAGCTCGGCACACGCCCCGACTTCAGCCGCACGTGGTCGGTCACTTGATTTGATTTCCGTTTGATTTTTGACAGGGCACACCTGTTATGAGCGAACCAAAATCAAAGCGTGGCGGTGCAAGGGCAGGGGCGGGACGCCCCAAGAAGTCAGCAGAGCAGACAGACCTTGCGGCCTACGAGGCCAGCTACCGATTTAACCCACAGCGGATGTGGGTGTATTCGCCGACGCTCGACGCTCAGAAGGAGCTTTCCTCGGGGTCACGCCTCGAGCTCATCAAGAAAGCAACCTGGCTTTACAATAACTCAGGGCTGGCAAAAGGCGCAGTCGATAAGGTCGCCCGCCTGATCGGACCCCTCATGCCGCAGGCTCGGACGCTGGATGAAGCATGGAACAGGAAAGCCGAGCGGGCTTTCAACGACGCCTGCTGCAACGCCGCGTTCGGAGTGGACGTGGCTGGGCTTGTGAATTTTCAAGGCGCGATCCGCCTGTGCGTCGCCCAGATGGCCATCGCGGGAGATGTCTTCTGGCAACGTGTCTCAAGCAAACAGGGACGTGCCATGTTCCGACTCATCCCGGGTGAGAATGTCGGGTCGCCTGTCGGCAAGGAAGGTGAGGGTTGGAACGACGGCGTCCTTGTCAGCAGCATGGGGAGAGCGATCAAGTACCGGGTGCTCAAGTCACCGGCTTCACAGGAATACACCGACATCAATGCCGACGACATGGGTGGCCATGTTCGCCGCGCCTACCGGATCGGCTACACCCGCGCCCCGAGCTGGCTGGCCCATGCTTCCAATAGCCTCCAGGACATCCTCGAGTATCTCGCCCTGGAGAAGCAGTCCGCCAAGATCGGAGCCAGCTTGGCCTTCGTGATCAAAAGTCCCGAGGCCGGGGCCATTGGATTGGGTTCCTCCATGGTGAAGGGGAACTCCTCCAGTTCCGCGCAGCCGATGACCGTGGACGCCCTGACGAATGGCTCCGTGATTCCCCAGCTCAAGCCCGGTGAGACCATCGAGAGCGTCATCAATTCACACCCATCGGGCAACATGAAGCAGTTCTTGGACACCTTGAAAGAGGACATCGCCGTCGGTTTTGGCGGGGGACTCTCCAAGCAGTTCCTCTTCGACAGCACCGACGCAGGTGGTGCGAACCAGCGGTGGATCTTGGAAGAAGCCGCCGGTGCCTTGGATGAGATCCGCGAGATCATCATCCAGAACTTTGCCGCCCCGTTCTGGCGCTATTGGATCTGGAACGAGATCGAAAGCGGTCGCCTCGAGATGCCATCTGACGGTTCCGATTGGTGGAGGTGCGAATTCATCGCCGGTCAAGGCCGCCTCTCGGTCGATTTCGGTCGTGACGGACGCTTGATGAGCGATCTCCTCCAGCGTGGCCAGATCTCACCGCAGCGGTACTACGCTCTTCAGGGGCTGGATGCCGACACTCAGGACGCCGATATCATCAGATTTGCCGCTCGCCGAAAGAAGCTCGTCCAAGAGATTGCCAAGCAAGAGGGGGTGGAATTGACCACTACCGAGGTATTCCCACCGGCCCCCGGATCTCCCGTTCCCATCATTGATGAGGTGCCGGGAGATTTGACAGCTGGAAACTAGACAACCCATGGCGACCCTCTCCCTATTTGCTTCAGCGTTAGATTCTCGCGTCGATGCCGAGAATGGCATCCTGCGCGGGGTTCGAGTCATCACCAAGGGAGAGGCCAAGACTCATTCCTATCTCGGATGCCCGATCATCTGCGATGATAGCACCATATCCGACGTAGTGCGTGAGGCCGCTACCTTTCCAGACGGAGTACCGGTCAAGCTGGCGCACGGCACAGACATCGAGGAGCTTGTCGGTGCCATCAAGGGCATTCACGCCGACGGCGACTGTGCCCGTGGTGACCTCTTCCTGCTCAAGAGCCACGAGTCATTCTCCACCCTCATCGAGATGGCGCAGACCATGCCATCCAACTTCGGCATCTCCATTAGCTTCATGAATCTCCCCGAGCCAGTCATGAACTCCTCGATGGGAGATGATGGAGACGGGGACGATGACGTTAATGGCATCAATCCCGACTACCAGGACGACATCGTGGCGTATTCCGCCCGCATCTGCGAGGGCGGTCTCTTTTCTGCCGATCTGGTCAGCAACCCAAGCTGCAACCCCTCTCTCTTTTCTCAAGTTATGCCCGACCAAACCCCAACCGAAGAGGTTCCCGTCATCGCCCCTGTTGAAGAGGTGAAGGTCGAGGAAGTCACCCCGCTCGTCGAGACTCTCGAAGCTCCAGCTGAGACAGCCGCCGAGGTTGTTTCTGAAGCAGCTCCCGAGGAGTCAGAAGAATCAACCACTGAGATTGAGCCTGTTTCCCCTGAAGAGTCCCTTGTTTCCAAGGAACAACTTGAAGTGGTCGCCGAAGAGATCCCAGCCCCGGCAGAACTTTCCCGCAAGTGGAGCGCCATCAGCACCGATCTGGAAGCCTCCCGCACAGAACTCTCCGCGATCCGAAGCGAGCTTTCAGCAGTTAAGTCAGAACTCACCGCCGCCCAGACCGAGCTCTCCAAGCGGGATGCCGAGTTGGTGGATCTTCGCTATCTCCATCGCTCCGTTCTTGCCGTCATGGGCCTCTCTGCTTCGGTCGAGATCCCGGAGATCGCCGCGAGTGAGTCCGACCTTTCCGTGATCGAACGCTACGAGGCCATGCCCGCAGGTTCTGATCGCCTCTCCTTTTTCCAAGCCAACCGCCGCGAGATCGAATCCGCTCTCACGGCAAGGGTTGGAAAGTAAGTAAACCCCAACCCCTAATTCGCTAAACATATGGCTAACAGCTATTCCAGCGCACTGGTCACGGACGTCGCAACACAAGCGGCAGTCACCGTCCTCCAGAGCAAACTCGCAAGCCTCAAGGCTTTCAACACCGACTTCAGCAACGATGTCGTTTCAGGTGCCGGTCTCCGCAAGCTCCAGGTGAGCGTCGTCGGTAACGCCGCTTCCGCAGTCACCAACCCAACCTCCTTCGAGGCTCAGAACGACACCGTGACAGCAGCAGCCGTCACGATGAACCACATCTCGGCTCAGTTCGGACTCACCTCCGCCCAGCTGAACCAGGGCCTTCGCCTTGAGAAGGTGCTCAAATCGAACCTTCGGGCTCTCTGTAACGCCGTCATGGACGTGGCTCTCACGCCCCTATCGGTTGCCAACTACGCAGCAGCTTCCTACTCGACCGCCATCACAAAGGCGACCGGTGGAACGATTGGCAACAGCCTCATCACCGAGGCGCTTCCAACTCTGTTTGCCGCTCTCGGCAACGGCAGCGAGCGCAACCTCGTGCTTGATTCGAGCTACTACGCCTACCTGCTCCCGCAGACCGGCTACAGCCTCGATCTCGCCAGCAAAGGCGCTTATGGCTTCGATTCAATCACGATGAACAATCGTTGGAACGGCGTCACCGGCGGATCGGACTCAGCCCTCAATGGCACGACCAAGACCATCAAGGGATTCGTCGCTTCCCCCGAAGCTCTCGCCTGCGCCTCCGCAATCCCATACGTCGACCCAGCGGTCGCCGGTCTGCTCCAGCAGTCCGAGATCATCGACGTTCCTGACCTCGGCATCAGCATCCAGATGAACATCTGGGGAAGCCTTGCCAACCGTGGATTGAACGCATCGTTCGACGTGCTCTTCGGCTCCGCAAAGGCCGACAGCTCCGCGCTGCGCCTCATCAACGTCTAAGACTAGTTGGTGCGTGTTCAGGGGTGGGGTCGAAAGGCTCCACCCCTTTTCGCGTCTTGGCGGGATCTTTGACAGCCGGGAGTAGTCAGTGAATCCAACTGTTCTAGCTGCTGCGCGCAAAAAACATTTAAAAGCCATCAATGAGGGGCATGGAACGCTCATCTCGATAAATGGCAATCAGTTTCGCGCAACCACGAATATTCCAGCATCAACCGCTGATCTTGGTTTTGGTGGGTTTGATCCTGAATGGCAACTGACGGCATGGTGGCCTGTTGGAGTTGCGCCAGTTCCAGCCATTGGATCAACGCTTGTTGTCGTTGAGCAAAGCCTTTCTTTCCGAATTAAGACCCCGCCTGTAACGCGCCCTGGAGCGTTAGGGCAATCAATTCACGTCTCAGCAGTCCGCGAGTAATTTATGAATCCTCTCGCCATCGAAGCCGCGATGAAGGCCGCACTTGATGCCTCCGCATTCCCTACCACGACGATCTACACCGGCACGAGTTACGAGGAGCTGACGCCAGAGAGTCTGAATCTGATCGTTGCAGTCACTCAGGTCGATCACACCGCCGGTGATCTCTACAAGGCACAGGTGAATGTCCGAGTGGTCTCTCCCGCACTTCTTGGCAGCTCCTCACTCTCCGAAATGGTCACTGCGCTGAATACCCTCCGCACGGCATTGACCGCCTCCTACATGGCCACCAACTGGCCTACTGAATCAGGCACCCCAACCTTTGGAGGACTTTGGATCACGGGAACAAAGAGCAGCCAGGACAACCACGCATGGGTTGCCGAAGTCGACGCCCTCATCGGCGTCTCGGAGTGATTTGACAGCCCCGCATTCACATGGCTGACGAGCGCAAACCGAATCCCCTCATCCTCGAAAAGGATGTCGTGACCGCCCCAGTTCCTACCGTTCCTCCCGTTCCTTCCCCAGAACCCTCTAAATAATATGGCCGCCACAATCGGAGTCTCCTCCACCTTCCAAGCCCTCGTCACACCCGGAACCGGCACCGTTATCACCGAGGTGTCGCAGGATCAGACCAAGGAGACCAAGACCATCAAGAACTCCTCTGGAGTGACTGTCCAGGTCGGAGTCCTTCCATTTACCGAGACCAAGATCAGCGTGAAGGGCAAGGGTGCGCCAGCTCTCACGCTTGCCCTCGCCGGTACGGCTGGAGTCGCCGCCGCAATTACCAGCGGAACCGTGGCGATCACCTCCGTCTCTGTGGACGAGAGCAACGAAGATTACCCCGACTTCTCCATCGAGAGCGTCAAGTACGAGTAACCCCTGACCTTCTAAACTTATGCCAGCCGTAACCGCCGCCATCGGGATCAGTTCATTCACCTCCGGGACGATTTCCAAAGTCACGACCTCCCGCAAGGTTGAGACAAAAGTGCTGAAGGATTTTAGCGGAGCCTTCTCCGCAGCCGTTAAGATGGACCCGACAGGAAGCTTCTCCGTGAGCGGATCGGGCGATTACCCCTCCATCACGCTTGGCGTGGCCTCCACCAACATTCCCTCCACCATTAGCGGTGGCGTGATCGTCATCACCTCGCTGAAAAAGACCGAGAAGAACGATGATTTCCAGAGCTGGGAGTATAGCGGCGACCACTACCCGAACGCCTCCTAGCGAGTCTCCTGCGGACATTTTACCATGATCGACACCAACACCAAAGTCAGCGTCTTGGCTGACCACGAGCACCCGCTAAAGAGCGCAAATACCCACCTCGTCGCCGCCTCCTGCACAGCAGGGGCAGAACTCGCTCCGCAGGGCTACCTCGACACCATTGAGCAAGGGCTGGATGGCAAGCCACGCCGCACCGTTGTCTGGCTTTTGAGCGACAAGCAGATCACCTTCGCCCCTACTGATGGAGAGACCATCTCCACGCAGGAGTTTATCAAGCGATGGAACGACCGCGAGTGGCTGGAGCAGAATCCCGATCACCCGATCACCTTCATGCGCTACTACCAACAGACGCTTGCGAAGCTGCGTGATGCCATTCGGGATCAGACTCCGACGATCAAGGTGACTAGGGGAGGCCGAGCTGCCTACATCCCTTCCAACGCCACCGAAGAAGAGCGTCAGAAGCTCCTAGCCAAACTCTAATCCTATGGACGCATCACTCGACGAAAGGATCTACCAGGAGGAGCCGGTCATCGCTGGGGTCAAGGTTCGCCCCTATAGTAACAGGGTAAAGCTCAAGCTCCAGCGCATCATCCGATGGGTGGACATTGACGAGGCAGACCGAAACGAAGAGATCCTCTTCGCTTTCCTCTACCTCCTCGCAGCACCGATTGAGCGAGTGGCGTTGAATACACTCAATAAGAATCTCTACCTCATTGATAAGGACGCCTTCCTTGAGGGGATCACTGATGCCGATTTAAAGGCTGGAGCCGATTGGTTCGTCACCGTGACGGGCCTCGAGAAAGAGACTTCCGTCGAGGTTATCCAGAAGCCCTCCAGTGGTAGTAGCGGCAACAGCGGGGAGAGCGCACCCCCAAACTAATTGAGCCTCCGTCTCTAGCCGCGCGGATCTTCACGTTGGCAAAGGAGGGAGGCTTTTCGGAGTCGGATCTCATGGAGATGCCAGTGTACCGGGTGAATGCCTACTACCACGCAGCACTCCGTTCCCACGATGTCTGGACAGTGAAAGAAAGCGCACCGGCCTCCATCCAGATCGACAACCTTCTTGCTTACGCAGCGGAGCCGGTTGACATCGAGGAGGAAGAGTGAGCAAACGTGAGCTAACCATCGACACCACGAACTTCAACAGCGCGATCCGCGAGATGACCAGGCTGACTGGCGGGAAGTTCGAGGATATCGTGAAGTCTGAAGTTGGCAGCGTCCTTTCGCAGACGATCACGAACACCCCCAAGGCAACCAAGAAGAGCATCGAGAAGAGCTTCGTGAAGTGGATCAGGCTACGGCACGGTGCTCCGGCCAAGCGACCCCAATCCAGCCTTTCCAAAGGGACGGCCTACCTGGTGATGAAGCACCGCTACCCTGACGACGTCTGGAACTTCATCATGTCGAGCGCCGATGAGCAGAAGAAAGAGCTGGCCCGCCGCATCGGAACGGCAAAGAAAAGCTGGCTCCTGCTGGCCCAGCGGATGGGGATCACCCTTCCGAAGACTCCACCGGCCTACGTCGCCAAGGCCCTCGTCAAAGGGAAATCCCTTACCGACCAGGTATCGCACACCCGCGAGGTCAGTGGAAGCAAGGTTGGATTCACCATCGACAACTTCACCAGGTCGGCGGTGAGGGGAGGCGGCAGGGCGGCGCTGCTGAAGGCAATCAATGGTCGCACCGGATACTTCCACAGGAACCTCCGCAGCGGCGCTTTCAAGAAGGTGGCGACCATGGCCAAGAAGTACCCCGGCTTCAAGATCCGTGGACTCTGACCTTTGACATCTCCATTCAGTAAAGATGGCCAAGGAATCCCTCCAAGCTAGTTTCGGACTTGATATTGCCCCCCTCCAGCAGTCGTTGAAGAGGGCGACAGGAGCAGTCTCTACTTTTGCTGCCGGACTCACTGGACTTGTCTCTGTCGGTGCTGCCCTTGCTGGCATCAAAGACTCGCTTGATCTTGGTGGACGACTCACCGATATCTCAAATAAGACAGGGATCGGAGCCGGTGCGCTCTATGAGCTTTCGCTCATGGGCAAGGATGCCGGTCTGGCTATTGATGAGATCGCCAACAGCATCAACAAGCTCCAGAAGGGGCTTGGCAAGTCTGAGAATGCCAGCGTCCTGCGCGCCCTCGGGCTCGACCCACAACAACTGGCCTCTGCACGGCCAGAGTTGGCCTTTCAGCGCATTGGCCAAGCCATTGCTGGTCTTCAGAATCCTACCGAGCAGGTACAGGTGGCCATGGCCCTGTTCGGGAAAAGCGGAGCGCAAATGCTTCAGCTCTTCAATGACCCATCCTTTAAGAAAGGGATCGGCTCCTCTCAAGCCGCCGAGATCCTGGAGAAGAATGCCGCCATCTTCGACAAACTTGGCGACTCGCTCGGACGCCTCAAGCCACGCATCACAGAGTTCTTCAGTGGGTTCAACTCCGAGAACGCGGCCAATCTGGAACGCATGGCCAACGCCATCGACAGCCTCGATCTGTCTCAGGCCGGGGTGAATGCCGGGACGATTGTCGGCACACTGACGGAGGCCGTGGCTCAAGGCCAGTTCGGTGAGGTGCTTTCTCTCTCGATGGAGGTGGCCGCAAAGAGCTTTATCAACAACATGATCGGTGGCGCACTCGCTATGGGTCGCGCACTCTACGAGGCCATCGAGCTGATCTTCAGACCAGAGACCTGGAAGGCATTTGGTAACACGCTGATGTCCTTTGTGAACTCCTTCAATGCCACACTAATGAGGGGCATTGCCGATGTCTTGAAGTTACTGGAGAGCATCCCCGTCTTTGGTAGTTCATTTGCTGGATCCTCTAAATCCGTCATGGGACTTAGCAATCAGTATGCCCTCACGGCTGCCAACCAGGGAGGACGCGCTGCTGACCTCTCCCAAGGTCTCTACGAAGACATCGTCAAGAAGGTCAAAGCCTCCTTTGATTTCGGGAAGGTCTTCGACACGGCAGATGCCGAAGCCCAGCTTCAGGAACTGACCGATTCCATCTACAGCGGCCTTCAGTCGGCTAACCAGCAAGCCAGGGACAAGGCAAGCGCAGAAAAGAAAACGGGAGCCTACAACGCCTCCGACATCGGCATGGCGGCAAAGCAATCCATCGTTGCAGATTCGCTTGCCAAGGTGGGCGGCGGCGGCTTCGCCGTTGGCCCCGGCAGCAACCCGATTTTAGAGGAGAACAAAAGGCAAACCGGCCTCCTTCAGCAGATCAACCAAGCCCTTCGCCTTCCTTCTGGCAGCAGCGCGGCGACCTTCGACGGCCTCACAGCCTAACTGCCTAACACCAGCTCTTTAACGATCATGTCCGACACCATCGTCTCCAAGTCAGCAACATGGGACTCCCGCCTAGGGAACTTCATCACCACCACGACGCTTGAGAATCTTACTGATTTTCCAAGCATTCCGTCAGGCGCCATTGATGTTACCAAGACCATCGAGGGAGGCGTTTATCGAGTCACCTACAAAGACGCTGGCGACACTACCGGCAGCGCAGGAGGAGGAGGCGGCGGCGGCTCCGCCACTTACAACTACGAACTGCATTCCTCCGTCTCGACGGAGCCGCTGATTACCTTTGGATCGTTTCAGACCGGGGGCGCATGGGCCTTGGATGACACCATGAGGCAGAAGATCAAGGACGCCGAGGCAGATCCAACCAAGTGGAAAGAGTACGCTGTCGGGACCAATGGCCTTGCTAAGTACGCCACCTTCATCCTTCAAGGGATTGAGACCTTCTTTGTTCCGACCGTGACGCTGACCATCACGGATGATGAAAGCACCGTTCCAAACCTCAGTCAGCTTGGGAAAGTGGCTGTAGGGCTTACTAATGCACCAACAATTCCCTCTGGCGGGGATTGGTTGTTTGCTGGTTGCAACTTCTCAGCCCTTCAGGGTGGCAAGTGGCGTGTCTCTCGTGAGTACCGAGCCAGCGGTAAAGGTGGCTGGAATAACGACCTCTATGGAGCAACAGGGTAGCCATTAGAGTGAACTGAAAAATGAAGCGACTCCCGCGCCTCTCCAAGTCAGGCATTCTGACGCCCTCGCAGTGGGATGCCGTAGCGAGGGTCATTGAAAGCAACCTTCGTGAGGTCACGCTCCAACCAGGCGTTGGCTACACACTTAATAGCGGCCCCGGAGGGCAGAGCCTCGTCGTTAATGGAGGAGGAGGATCTTCATCAACTCAGGCTGCAAAACTGCCTTGGGACATCACACTGACCCCAACAGAGACGGCGGGGAGTTATCTCGCCACTATCTGGCCCGCAACGGTTAACGGGTTAATCGCGGAGAATGCCTTTGATTCATTCCCTGTTACTGACACAGGGCTTTATTACGTTGTCGCCACGGCAACGACCGATGGGAGTGTTGTTTCAGGAATAGCAATTTCCATAGTGTCATCGCCCCCTGACTCGCAACTCCCAGCAACAAATGCACTGCCATCGACGGTCAATATCATTGTTGGGGTTATTAAGGACGGCAAGGCTTACAATATAGCGAAAGCCAACAAGCAGCTTACCCCGTACTATCTATCACGAGCAAATGGTGATTTCTCAGGAATCTGGGCAACTAACTGATATATATGATTTTGTACACTATAAATAATGTCATTGATGCCTCCTACGGATCTGCGATTCCACCTATCCCAGACAAAACATCATCGTCCTTCCTCCTACAACCAAGATGGACTTGGACTTGGGCAAGATCGCAGCTACCTCCATATACTTATACTGGCGATAACGGTTCAGGTAGCACCTCCAGAACGGAAGCTGAAATTCTCTACACATGGGGAGGTGGCGGTGGGGACGGTATTCTCTTATTGGAGCTACCAGCACCGAATTACCCTATCTCTACATTATCAACCATAGATTGCACGAGCAGTTGGTATGGAGGAACAGGGATTCAATACGGTCTTAACACGAACCCCGTCACGGTAGATTTTTACACTTTTTCAAGGACAACTACGGCTACGGCAACGGGATCTAACGCAACAACAACGGCGACAACTAGTGCGGAAAGCTACTCTCTCAAGTCCAGCATAGCTGGAACGGTTGAGCTTGTAACCAGCACATACAATTCCTACTCCTACATTCCTCCTGAAGTATTCTATGGTGATGATGGAGCACATTCAGCGACACCCGGCAGTGTAGTGCATTTGACGGGCAAGTTCTGGGTTGTGCCAGCAGGATATGCAGGTGGTTCTGTATTGGAGGATTTTCCGACAATAAGCGTGGCGACGCTTAACCCAATCTTCACCACGACAGATAGTTTTTGGACGGAATACTCATCCTCACTCTACACTTATTCCTCTTATCGCGAACTATACGGATTTTTCGGAGTGACTGAGGCTACCTCCTATGTTCGGTCAACTGGCACGACATATTCTGAGACTCGCCGTGCTTTTTTGGGGGGCTATGAGAATATCTGGAATATATCACACAACGAGGCAATGCTTACATTTGATGGCACAACTTCTGCCTCTGGGTTAATTCGGTACGCTGGCAGTTATGGAGCCAGCCTTAGCACGGAGAACTTTTCCCCCCGCCTCTCCTGCCTTCACGGAGACACACAAGGGTTTCCAGCGATCTCGGAGGTTGTTTCCTACTCAGCCCTCGAAGGGAATGAGGCTGGCTACATGATCTTGGGTTCAACAAATATCATTGCTTTAACGACAGCGGGAAGTGATTCGCATGAAACTACATCCACCTTTTCGCTACAGCTTCTATCTACTGCCGAAAGTTCTCAAAGCATCGACAATTATTGGAACGGGCCAGTAATCCGCGCTGGGAAATATGGCGGTGATGACTATAAGGCGATACTTGCTGGAGGTCAGGATTGGTCGGCTTCACTGTACGCAGGATCTAACGAAACCTTTAGGGTTTATGAAAATCCATCAAGCGGATCGACTAACTCATACTCATTTGCTGTAAACGAGGGATGGTTTTCAAATTTCTCTGCTGAAAGCGGGGGGAATATCGTTGTTGTTGGTGGAAGATATATACCCCCAGTGGTTGAGTATTATGAAGAGGATGGCTCGTATAGAACACGATACGCTACTGCGGCCAGAACCATTAGTTAAATGCTCGCCATCACCATCTCCGCGACCAAGGGTTACTTACACGCATGGCCTCAATGTGTCCGAGCTATTGCAGCGGCAGCAGGACACCACGACGAGGCGCATTTCATTTTCAGCACCGATGAAAGTAAGGAGGGGGATGCGGCCGCAGAGATTGCCAGGAGGGAGTTGCCGGAGGGGTGGAAGGTTTCCGTGTTAAAAATGCCATTTACGGGTGACCAGAAAAATTACAAGGAAGAGGCGCAGCTCCGCATTGCTGCGTTGCAGGGGGCAGGATTTGCTTTTGCTCGGAAGATCCGAGCCGACTTATGCTGGGGAGTCGAAAGCGACACGATCCCGCCCGCTAATGCACTCCGAGTTCTGGAGTGGACGCTCGCCATGCCGCAGGCCGATGGCAGGCCCTACTACGACATTGCGGCAGCGACCTATCCCAACGGTCTATTTCTTGGAGGCTTTGGAGATCCACGCCATCAGATTGCGGAGGATTTTCTCCCAGAGGAGAGGCAATTAAAACCCCGCCTAAAACTCCTCATGGAAAGATGCGAGGAGCGCATGAAGGCCATCCCTCGCCCGACCAGCTCGGAGGAGGCAGTCAAGGCACAGGCAACCGCTGACAAGGAAGGCAAGCGCATGGGGAGGCTCAGGGAATGGGTAAAGAAAAGCCCCCCCACTGGCAATGTCTTTGAGCTGAATGCCAAGGGCTATCGGCGCAGGGGATGGATGGAGTATGCCTATCCCGGCATTGGGTTAGGAGCAGTCGTTCCCTCTGATTGGTGTGGCCTCGGCTGCACACTACTATCGAAGGCGGCTCTCGCGCATGCAGATTTTACTGGGTACGAGGGAAAGGGAACGCAGGATCTCTTCCTGTGCTGGTCACGCTGGCATCCCAACGGCTTACGCATTGCCTGTGTTCCTCATGTCGCTTGCGACCATATCAAGAGACAGACGGACGAAAAGACCAAGAAAACAGAGGTCATCCATTATAGGGCTTACCACGAGCAAGAGGGTGAGTGCCGTGGGCATCTCCGTCAGCGGCCTCAGCCATTTGTCTCGGTATGAACTTCGAGGTGGAAGATGACATCCTTTTCCGGGGTGACTCAAACGAAGAGCCAAACACAGACAAGTGGCTGGCGGCATGATATTCCCCCATTTTGACATGGCCGCGCTGGTGTGGCCTCGACCTTTGACCTAACCTCTGACGCTCGCATCTTCCAAGGGGCGTCCTATAGCTACGGACTCACGCTGAAGAACGGGTCAAATACGGCCATCAACTTGACCGGCTGCACACTGGCAAGCCAGATCCGCAAGACTCAGGCATCAAGCGAGATCCTTGCCAGCTTCTCCGTCTCCATCACCTCGGCCTCCGCTGGCACGGCGACTCTCTCCCTTTCACCGACTCAGACCGCCGCCCTCCCAGCGACTCCAGCGGAAAGCTACTGGAAGCACGATGTGCTTCTGACCCGCGCCGATGGATCTATTCTCCGCATCCTTGAAGGGGACGTAGAGGTGGACGCCTCCGTCACACGATAATGAGTACCGATATTTCCGTCATTGTTGATCCCGCCGAGATCGTGGCTTCTGTCACGCTCTCCACTGGCGTACCCGGAGCCACTGGATCGCAAGGAATCCAAGGCATCAAGGGAGACACAGGGGCGACAGGTCCGCAAGGTTCACAGGGAATCCAAGGCATCCAAGGCCCCGCCGGTGCTGATGGTGCCGCCGGTGCTGATGGATCAGACGCCTCCGTGACCTCTGGCAATATCGCCGCAGCCCTTGGTGGAGCCGCCGTCATCACGACTGACTCCCGCCTATCGAATGCTCGCACCCCGACAGCTCACAACCACCCGCTTTCCGACCTCAGTCAGTCCTCGGCAACCAGCGGACAAGTTCCAAGCTGGAACGGCACGGCATGGGTTCCTAGCACCCCTGCTGCGGCTGGAGTCTCCTCGGTGGCTGGTCGCACTGGAGCCGTCACTCTTGCAGCTTCCGATGTCTCTGGCCTCGGCACGGCGGCGACGCAAGCCAGCACCGCCTTCGACGCGGCAGGAGCTGCTACCACGGCTCAATCCTATGCGATCAAGAGGGCTAACCATACAGGCACTCAAGAAGCGACAACGATCTCTGGCCTTGCCACGGTTGCCACAACTGGTAACTACAATGATTTAGCCAACCAGCCAGATGTTTTAATTAATGGGGGAGATGGCATCCAAAATTCATTACGCTTT